CCCATATCAGATGCAATACCGCATCGGACAACAGAGAGGGCTAAACCATGGATAAGTTACTGGCTAAATACGCGGCAGACAGATCAGACAAAAACGCAATGGCATTGGTGAAGCATGACAAAAAGCACCCGTTTGCTTCTATGTGCCTAGCTCAGGATAAGGCCGATATGCTCGCACAAGCCAAGCGCGTAGTGGAGTTTAACAGCCGATACGCCTAAACCCACCCAAACCCACAGCCCCAGACCGGTTAGGCCGCTGGGGCTTTCTGGGTGCCAATAGTGGCAAATCAACAAAGAGGGAGAGCACCATGCAAAAAGCACATCTAGACAACAGAACGCGCCTACTACTCGGCCACAATTTTTACCGCGTCAAAAATGACGTAAATGGTAACCCGCGCTACGTAATCCATTGGCTGGCGTTTGGGTCAGATTATGACACCGCAAAGCAGACCGCCAACTCTATCGGCTTTAGCGTTTACCGTGGGCGTGAATTTGGTGGTGGTTTTGTGGGCCAAAGCCATAGCGTAGAAAACACAGCGGAGCACATTATCAAGGCGAGGGTCACACAATGAACCGACCAACCTGCGACAACGACTGCACCCGCATGGGGTGGAAACAGTATTTCCTTTCATCAATGGAGGGGCATGAACTAGACGTTTCAGTGGCGCCCGATACCGATCTGGAAGACACTTTTGAGGCGTTCGATCATGCCGAGCAAGAGGTCATCCGCGTCAATGGCTGGTTTTTTTCGGCCACGCCAATAGACGAAGAGAGCCGCCAGTGCGTACAGTGTGGCATTCGCTGCGAGTCCGGCTTCATTGATGACGACGGATACTGCGATGAATGCAACCCATGGGATGACGACACAAGTTATCCTTGCCAAATATCAAACAAATACTATCCCGCCGAGACTGCTAACACTCAAAACCAACCAAAAGGGGAAACACTATGAGCACACTAACGAACGACCAAAAGCAACATTTTACGAAACGCATCAATCTGGACGGCGTACCCTGCAAGATGACAGTGCAACTTCGATTTGACGACGAATGCGGAAACGGCCACAACACGTTTTCGATTACGGCAGACATACGCGGCCGTCGTGGGTTCGACATAATCGACATGGGCGGGTGCCTGCATGATGAGATTCGCGAGCACTTTCCAGAACTCGCGCACCTGATTCGCTGGCATCTGACATCTACTGACGGCCCGATGCATTATCTGTCAAACACTACATACTTGGCGAGCGACCGTGACCATTGGGGGCTGCGCGTGGGGGAAATCCGCAAGATAACCACCCGCGATGGCCTGCATTTATGGGAGCCGAAAGTTGTTGACGGGCTTGGAAACACGCATAGCGTCTCGGGAATGGGTGACGTAAAAGCCCTAGGCCGCCCAAAAAATGACGGTGACATCACGTATATTGCACGCTGCAGGGTTGGCGAGGGAAAGACCCCAGACCTTGAGGCGGCCAGGCGCGCGGCGAACTGGCCTGAAGCAACGCTTGAGCAGTTGCAGAGCAAGGAAGCACTTACCGCGAGGCTTGGCGGTCTGTTGGCTGAGTTCCGCGAAGCGGTAGAATCTGCCGGTTTTGCTTGGTGAGTGTTGATCCAATCATTAAACATTGATAAACTTTGCAAAGTGTCGGCATTTTGTCGGCACTAACAACAAAAGAGGGCAAAACAATGCAAGATTTAGACGTTTATTACGTGGGCAAGGTATGCCCAGAGCTCACAGAGTCGGAGTGCGAGGCGCTGCTATGCCATGCGCGGGACATTACGCGAAGCGATAACGATATATATCCTGACATGATCCGTGCTACGTCGCGCAGCCTGTTTCCAGATATTGAGAGGCGCGTTATCCGCGCACCCATATCGCCGGAAGATATGGAAAAGGTAAACCGATTCCGCATCGCGGAGGCGATCGCAAACCTCGAAGCCGCCCAGGATTGGCTACGCAAGGTGCGCGGCCCATCTGATGATGTGGCGATGGCGCTACGCGATACCGGCATGATTGCTGATCGACTGCAGGGGGTGAAGCAATGAGCAAGTTCGATATGCTTAGCGAGGTGGATTGGTCGTTGCGTCGTGTAAAAGAACTGCACATGGACGCACTGCTGAGGCTGCAGCAGGCGATGTCTCAAGACGATCGCTCGATGGAGGGGTACTTGCGCGGCAAGGAGATTGGCCTTGATGTGGCGCTGGTTCACCTAGAAATGCTGTACGACAAAGTTAAGAAGGAGGAGGTTTAGTCATGGGTGTTGCTAGTTTGTACAATCTCGTTCATGTTATGGACGCTGAGCTTGATTGTGAGTGGATGACTTGCGATGTTCAAATCCATTACAGAATCAACGCGGGTGACGGTGACTCGGAACCCCAGACGAATGAGCTTATAAAGGTGACAACGCGCATAGCAGGCGTGGAGGGGCCAATCGATGTCACGGGCATGATGAACTTTGATTACATCATGGATCTGATTGATGATGATGCATCGAATGCCGATTATCACTGGAGCGACCACGGTGATTGTTAATCAAGGGAAAGGTGATATAAACTCTACAAAGCTCTAGGCGAACCCCTCGCCTGTTGGCTGGTTGGCGGCGTCCCAGTGGGCTAAATCGCCGTCTTGTTTTGTCCAAGCCCTTGCTCCTGGGCCAAATGGTCGGTTGGCGGCGTCCCGATGGACAGAATCGCCGCACCGCCAAGATTAATCCCCGTCAGGGAAAAACATCCCCCCCAATATTACCCCGTCATCTGCCGTGGATAGAATTACTAGGGATATAATGAACCCAAAAATCAGGGGCAGAAGAAACTCAGGTACGTCATCCTTCCAGCTGCCCCGATCATTGCTCACTCTTGAGCCGTTACACTGGTGGGAAAGTCGCTGATCAGCTTGTCTATGTTATCCATAGCCTCTGCTGCGCTGACAGTATCAGCGGCCGACTCGCCCTCGATTGCCGATCGCGAGCAGAAGGGCTTGCCCTTACCATCTTGGCGGTAAGGGATGCCGTTGGCATCTAAAACGCGCTTGAGCTTGGGGGTGGTGTAAACCTTAAAGATGTTGAACAGGTCACGGTAGTACAGGTAATCGTCTGACATGGTTTCTCCTTAAAAAAAGCCCCAGAAATCTGGGGCAAGGGCCGCCAGCCGCGAGCGCAAAGCCAGCAGCGGTTAGCGTTACCAAGGGATGTCGTCATCCTTGATGAGTTCTGGCTTGGGGTCAGCAGCGGGTTGCTTCTGCTCGGGCTTATAAGTGTTGCGCTCGGCGTAAAGCTTGCCTTTCTGAGACTCCTTGATGTCGATGTTGATCCACTCATCGCCAGGATTGTTCTTAACGAACTGGCCGATCCAGCCTTTAAATTCATCAAGCTTTATAGAGATGTTGGCTTTGATGAAATCTGGGGCATTCTCATGAGGTCTTTTTACAATCATGCCATCTACAAAATCTTTTTCTTCGCTCATTGTATATTCCTGTTTGGATTGATTTTCATAACCCGATTTTCGTGGGTAGTAAATATACCGCCCTTCGACGGCGCTAAATTCAGTGCTTCTTTCACATTGTTTGGCGCATCCTCAACGATGGCTCTGAGAAGATCCCATTCTTCATTGGCAGTTGCGCTTTTCACATCGCAAATAAAATCAAAGTTCTCGCGCACATGATCCATGTAAACAATGAACTCTTCGTAAGTTTCTACCATGATCGCTTGGATCCTGACTCAGCTTTGTTGGCGTCATCATCCTTGTCAGCGCCAATGCCGAGGGCCATCGATAAGCTGTATCGCTTGGCGTATGTCACTGCGCTGCCGAAGCTCTGCGCGGTTGGCTTATCTGCTCTGACAACCATCTTGCCGGTGCTGAGTGATTCGCCGAATCCATGCAGGACTGTTTCGATGCAAGCCCCAACCTCAGACTCATGGCTGATCTGCTGTATCAAAATGCCCCTTCTATTGAGATGTTCTTTTGCGTAATCCCACAACGCTTCAAATGGAACGTAAACGCTCTTGAAATGGGGGTTGGTTGCTGATGCCTTGGCGTGTGACAACTCGCCCTGAACTTCAAGTAACGCTGAAATCAACCCACCTTCGTTATTGTCGGCCATTCTTCTCCCTCCTTTGTTGACCAATGATCATGTTACACGTTTAGTTATAACCGTGCAACACCTTATAACAGTTGCAGGTATACGCCATACATTAAAAAATGTGAGAGGTTTATTGACATTCTTAAGTCACTGATTCAGAGTTGGGGGTTCCGCCGACATGCAAGGGGTAGGTAGTGGCAGAAAACGAAAAGGGGGCGCTGGGCTTCAGCCCATTTGGCGAGGTGCGAAAGGAAGTTGAGCGTGAAAGCCCCGCCAGTGTGTTAAATAAACTATCCAACTTACCAAAGTTCAAGCAGGTCGGCCGACTTAGGTACGTTGCTTGCTGCCCAGCGCATGACGATCGAACCCCCAGCCTTTCAATCACTGAGGCTGAAGACAAGATCCTTGTTCACTGCTTCAGCGGGTGCAGCCAAGACGAAGTGCTTGATGCGTTACGGGGCCAAGGTCTTTGGACTGAGGCATCCACTCGCTGGGTCAGGGATTTTTCGGCCGACGACCTTGATTACATGATGCATTGGTGCTTGGTATTTCACGGCGCTTTCCGGCGCGGCGAAAATCCTAGGGGCATGGATGCCAGAAAGCTTCAGGAGTTTGTAAAAGTGTTACACAATCATTCAGCATGGCGATACAGAGTCGTTGAGGAGGATGCCTACCGTGTCTCGTGACGACGACTTGATGGATAAGATAGAAGAGATCCGGTCGACCAAAGGGTATCAGTCAGATTATACGGATTATGAGCGATACGCAGGCGGCACAAACGGTCATGCACAACCAATGATGTCGTCGCTGGCAAGGCTTTACGCCGCGTCAACCAATCATCGCATCGCAGAGCTTGAGGAGCGGCTCGCTAACGAACGTGAAGTAATCACGGGCATGATTACCACTGGAACTGTAACGTTGGTCTACGCGCCTTCAGGGGCCGGTAAGACGGTCTGGGCTTTGGGTAGCCTGTTTCAATCTATTCGCAATAATTTAATTAAAGGCTCGGATGTCATCTACTTTAACGAAGATGACGGGGCCAGAGGCGTAGTGCAGAAGGCAAAGATGGGCCAGAAGCACGGGATGTCAATGATCACTCTGGCTACCAGCAACGATCCTGGATTGCGAACTACCCAAGATGCCTTGGGTTTACTGAACATGATACGCCTTGAGGGTCACGCCAACGGCAAAATAGTTATTTGTGACACCCTTAAGAAGTTTGCCCCAGTTCTAAACAAGGGCGATATGCGGAACATCCTCCATGTATTTAGGCAGTTCGCCCAAGCTGGCGGAACCGTCATTCTTCTGGGCCACTGTAACAAGCATCGATCGCTCGATGGCCGATTAATCTATGAGGGCGTGGGCGACCTTAAAGCTGACGTTGACAATATGTTTGGCCTTGACCCGCTCAACGACAAATTCTCAGACCACCAAGAGCTTCTCGTCATAAATGAAAAGGATCGTAAGCAGATTTCCTTTTCTGGCGGCTTCCGATACAGGCAGACCAGCGACGCCGTGGGCTATGAAGAGTCCGTAGATTCCGTTGAATTTATGGATGATGATGACATCGGTGATCTGAAGAAAAAGCAGCAGTCGCAGATTAACATCGGAAAGGCTTTTTCCAAGTATGAAGATGAAGTGTTGTTTTTAGAGTCTGCGATGAAGGGCGGTGCCGAGTATAGTCAGGCAGAATTATTCAGGATGCTGGCTGATGAAGACCTTAACCCCAACGAATGCACTAAAAAGACTTTGCGGAACTGCATGGATCTACTGAAAAACAATATGTTGAAGCTTCGCAGAAACCCCACGAACAATGCCAAAAATTACCGATGGCGGGGTGAAAACTGGTGAGAAAAAAACGTGAGGAAAATCATCGGTTTGCCCACATTGCCCACTCTGCCCCTGTTTTAGGGGGCGGCCCCCCAGAACAAGGGCCAAGTGGGCCAAGTGGGCATATTCTTGATTTTATTGAACTTTTTATTTGGCCTGAAAATCATGGGGTTCCCGCTAGGACACACAGACTTAGATGCTTAGGGAATGCTGTAGTACCGCAGATACCAGAGTTGATTGGTAGGCAGATTATGGAGAATGGCGCATGACGAAAAACTTAACAATAGACAATGATTTCCGCGACTTGATACCGCCTTTGCGGCTAGATGAGCGGGCAGAGCTAGAGGCCAGTATTCAGCAGGACGGTTGCCGAGACCCCCTTACTGTGTGGTCTGGGACGGTCATAGATGGTCACAACCGATACGAAATTTGCACCCGCCTTTCCATGCCGTTTGAGGTGGTAGAAAAGGAATTCGACAGCAAGGTGGACGCCCTTATCTGGATTCGCCGCAACCAATTGGCTCGGCGAAACCTGACTGATGACCAAAGGGCGATCAACGCGGAACGGTTGCGTCAGCTTGAAAGCCAGAAAGTCAAAAGTGCTGCGGCCACAGCACGAAATCTTCAGCGGTCAAACTCGGACAACGTGTCCGACCATGAACCTGACAAGAAGCCTAAGCGCGATACCCGCAAGGAAATGGCAGAAAACAGTAAGTTGCCAGAACGCAAGCTGCGAGGTGCGGCATTGGTAATTAAGGAGCGACCCGATTTGGCCGACAAAGTAGAGCAGGGCGAAATCAAAATGGCTGACGCAGTTCGAGAAATCAAACGCGCCGAGGTCGTTGCCAGCCTTGAGTCAGTTGAGGCCCGCGAGCAGAAAGCGCTAGAAGGCGTCTACGATGTCATTGTGATTGACCCTCCTTGGCCTATGCAGAAGATTGATCGGGATGAGCGTCAGAATCAGGTGGCGTTTGATTATCCAACCATGTCAGAGACGGAGATGGCAGACATGAAAATGCCTTCCGCTGATGACTGCCATATGTGGCTATGGACTACCCATAAGTTTCTGCCGATGGCTTTGCGACTAAGTGAGGGCTGGGGGTTTAAATATGTCTGCACCTTTGTTTGGCACAAGCCGGGGGGCTTTCAGCCAATCGGCCTGCCCCAGTACAACTGCGAATTTGCTTTGTATTGCCGCAAAGGGTCGCCAAAGTTTCTTGATACCAAGGCATTTTCGACCTGCTTTGAGGCTCCCAGAGGGGGTCATAGCGAAAAGCCAGAAGAGTTTTACGATGTTGTAAGGCGCGTTACTGGTGGTAGAAGAATAGATATTTTCAACCGCCGCAAGATAGAAGGGTTTGACGTTTGGGGGAAAGAGGCCGCTGATGAGTAATTGGGAAAACGATAAGCGTTGGTCTGACAGGTTTTTGCCCGAAATTAAAGGGATAATTGGCACCCATCTGATTACTGAGCCGCCCTATGAAGAGGACGCCGAGAGGAATACCGACCTAATGGTTTTGAGGCTTGATGCAATCCGGATCGGGTGTAGAGTTCGCAAGTTCAAATTTTCAGGGGCTTATCCTAGCGAGTTCACCATTCGCACGGCACGCCCTAGCGGCGCACAAACAGAGCTAGGCAAAATTATAGAGGGCTGGGGAGATTACTTCTTTTACGGTTTTTCAGACGCGCAAGAGTCCGGTTTATTTTCTTGGTCTTTATGCGACTTAAAAGTTTTCAGGTCTTGGTTTAGTCGTGAGCTTGTACGCAATAAGGGAAAGATGCCTGGACAACAAAAGTTAAACCATGATGGATCAAGCTCTTTTGCGGCCTTTGACATAAGCGATCTTCCAGAAAGCTTTGTCTTGGCGAGGGGCTAAGATGGACGGTCACAGGTGGATAGTCGATCGCAAGGAAAAGCTGGAGTTCTTTGTAAGGTTTGTCAAAGATCAATTTGAGCAGGGAAGTCACCACCTGTACTCCATCAAGCCAGCAGGCAGGACTGAGCAGCAGAACAACGCCATGCACCTATGGTTCAGGCAGATGGCAGAACAACTGAACGACGCTGGATATTCCAACAAGCACCCTTTCAACGATCAGGTTGAGATACCGTTTACTGAAGGGCTGGTGAAAGAGATGCTGTACAAGCCCATCATAAAGGCCATGTATCAAAAAACCTCAACCACAAGGCTAACGGGTAGGGAGCTAAGCGAAGCCGCTGAGGTGCTTGTGCGGTGGCTCTCAGAGCATAAAGGGATTTATGCCCCGTTCCCGCAAACATTGAAGGATGAGTTATGAAGAATGATGCACAACTGGCAATAAAGGCCGCAGAGTCTATGGCCCAGAGAATGAAGCAAGACGTAGCAATAATGATGGGTCTCAGCACCACGCTGCTCAAGGATGTCCAAGAGCCGCCTCTTGAGATAATCCGCTATGCGGGGCCAAAAGATGAATCCTTTTAATCTGACAGAACCATCCTGCATCAGCTTTAGCGGGGGTAGAACCAGCGCCTATATGCTATGGCGTTTCATTGAGGCAAACG